CGATCGTGCCTACTGTAGAACGGGTCGAGGAGGATGAGTCCACAGACTTCGTGATCGGGCAGATGGATAACCGCACATGAGTATCGAGCGGAACTTCCGCGAACTGTTCTCGCAGACCGTGACGCTGTTCGCTCCACCGGCCTCGGGTTCGATCGACAAGTACGGTAAGCGTTCATTCACCGCGTCGGCGTCGGTATCGGCTTGCGCCCATTACGTGAGCGAGACCATGTTGCGGCGCACCGCTGATGGCCGCGAGGTTGTCGAGGACGGGCGCTTCTACCTGTACGGGATCTATCCGGTCACGACGGACTACAAGATCCGGCTCGACGACGGCTCGGAGCCGATCATCGTCGCGGTCGATACGCCATACGATCAGAACGGCGCGCACCATACAGTCGTTCACGTGGGAGGTCAGGTCCGATGAAGGGCGGCATCGAACTCAAAGGCATGAAGAAACTCATCGAGATAACGGAACGTGTCGATGGTGGCGAGCAGATCCTCGCGCAAGCGATGTACGCCGAGGCGACGACAATCCTGAACGAGTCGAAGAAGATCGTGCCTGTCGCGACCGGCAACTTGCGCGCTTCCGGCAGGGTCGAGCGCCCCGTCACCGGGAAGGGTCGCGCGTCTGTCGAGATCACTTACGGAGGCGCTGCCGCCCCGTACGCGCTCATTGTGCATGAGGTACCGCCGAATAGCGGTGGCCGCTGGGGTACTGGCCTGACGCACGCCGCCGGGAAGTCCTACAAGTATCTGGAGATCCCGGTGATGGCGCACAAGGACAAGTTCGTCGATGGCGTGCGTGGCCGCGTGAACGACATGCTAGAAGGTGAATGATGCTGGAAGCGTTAGCGGATAAGTTGCAGGCTGCGAGCATCGCGACCGCAGGCGTCGATATGTTCATCGGGCTCATGCCGAGTTCCCCCGATGTGTGCGTTGCCCTGTATGAGTATGCGGGTGAGCAGCCTCTCGAAGTGCTGCGCGATAACGACGCGACGCTGGAGCGGCCTAGCGTTCAGGTGATGGCTCGCGCTTCCCGCAACGATTATCCGACCGCGCGCGCGCTCATCGAGAGTGTTCGCGACAGTCTTACGGACATAACGGATGAGACTATTTCCGGTGTCCGGTTCCTGCGGGTCAACCAGAACTCCTCGATCAACGCTGTTGGTACGGACGAGAACGACAGGCCACTATTCACGCTGTCTCTCTTGACGGTTGTGGAGCGTTGATGGACCCGTACGGGCGTGGCGCTGTTACGATTGAGCGTCCGAGGTGCTGGAGGTGCAACAAGTTACTCGCTGAACAGGTGACCGCTCCGTGGCGGATCACATGCCCCCGCTGCAAGGCGGCGAACCAGCAGGAGTGAGATGAGCCTGAAGGACGAGTTCACGAAACAGATCCAGGCGGCAGAAGAACTAACGGCAAGGAAGCGCAAGTGGGTACCGGGTGTCGAATGGCTCGGTTCCGAGGGGACCGTCACTACTGACGCTGTTCAAGGCGAACCGGAATGGGACCATATCCTCCGGGCTTGGGACCTTGATCCAAACGAGTTTCAGATCGTTGAGCCTGTCCTGTTCAACTCTTGGGGCGGCGAAGACGGCCTAACGAACCGCCAGTTCAAGGCGAAGGTGATTCGGCGCGTTCACGCTATCGCCGATATCGAACCGCTGATAGCAGATGCCATGAAGCATAAGCCAAAGCGTAAGACATACGACGGGACCGCAACGTTCAACGCGGTTCTCGCGGACTGGCAGATCGGTAAGGCTGACGGCGACGGGCTGGAAGGTACGATCCGGCGAGTCATCGACTGCCGTGATGCCCTCGTTCAGCGGGTGAAGGAACTACGGAAGATCGGTCGCCCCGTCGCGCACCTGAACGTCCTCTGGACTGGCGACAGCATCGAGGGTTGCTTCGGGCATTACGCATCGCAGACTTTCTCTGTCGAGTTGAACCGTAGAGACCAAGTGAAGGTCACCCGTCGCCTACTCACGGACACGCTTCAGGCTTGGGCACCGCACTTCGAGAGCATCACGGTCGCGGCGGTCGGCGGTAACCACGGCGAGCACCGTAATGGCAAGGGCAAGATGTTCACCGGCATCGACGACAACGATGATCTGGCTATCGTCGAACAGGTGTCCGAGATCCTCGCCGCGAACGAGGCAGCATACGGGCATATCCGTTTCGTTATAGCGCGGGACACCCTCACTTGTACTATCCCATCTGCAGGTTGGATATTGGGCATCACGCATGGTCACGTGTCGCGCAACGGCGCGAACGCTGAAGGTAAGTTGCGTTCGTGGTGGGAGAAGCAGGCAGCGGGTAAGCAGCCGATCGGTGACGCGGACATCCTCATCTCCGGTCACTATCATCATTTCCGCGTCGCTGACTGGGGCGGGTGTGTCTGGATGCAGTCTCCTGCGTTGGACGGTGGTAGTGATTGGTGGCGGACGTATGCCGGTGAGGTCTCGGAACCGGGTATGCTCACTTTCGTAACGACAGAAGAGCAGAGGGTCGGGGACATAGCGATACTGTGAGGGGACCGCATGGACATCGTTGAGGAACGCGCCAAGAGTTACGGCGACCCTGCCGAGAACATCACGCGCATCGCGGCGCTCTGGTCTGCCTATTTGGGTGTCGAGATCTACGCGCACGATGTGGCCTGGATGATGGTGATGCTGAAGGCTAGCCGGTCGAAGAATGATCCCGCGAACTTGGACAATTACGAGGACGGGCACGGCTATGTCGAGATCGCCGAGCGTCTGCGCTTCCACGAGAAGTTGCAGATGATCGCGCACCGGAGGAAGGACACGTTGCTGTGATCTGCCCATCGTGCAAACTCGGCGGAGAGATCAACCGCGAAGGCAACCCCGAACTCGCGACGCGTTACCACGAGAAGTGTCAATGGCCGAATAAGGGCTGTTTCTGCCAGCATGCGGTAGGCGATCACGGGTATGTCGGATCTTAGCGTCGCGTTCATCAGCGGTGACTGGAACAATCAGTCAGATCCGCCAGAACCTAACGGATGCGCCTACTATCGCCAGGTGCTCCCCTGCCAACTGCTTCAGGAGCAGGGTATCGACGCGCTGGTGGGGCAGCCGCGACCGCACGAACCGATGGGCATTGGTCTCGCCAAGGACGACGGCGCGTTATTCGGGTTCGACATTAACGTCTACAAACTCATGATGCACGCGAGCGTCCCACAACTGTTCCGTACGATGCAGTCGAAAGGCCAGACGGTCGCTATCGACATTGACGACTTTCATTTCGATCTGCATGAAGAGAACATCGCGTATGCGGCGACGAACCCACACACCAACCCGACTAATAACAGGATGTGGTACGAGATCGGGATTCGGCAGGCCGACTTCATCACCGTATCGACCGCGTTCCTAGCAGACTTCTATGGTCGGCGCTGCCGCGATGTACGCCTCGTCAGGAACGCCGTCGAGACTGACCGCTTCATGCCGGTCGAGCAGCCAGAGTCGCCGACGTTCGGGTGGCTCGGCGGGACACTCTGGCGTTCTGGCGATATCGAGTTGCTGAACGAGTGGCTGCCGGGCTTCGTGAAACAACACAAGATCAAGGTCCAGCACGCCGGGCACATCCCCGGCGACCCTAAGCACTTCGCCGTACGCGCGGGGTTGAAGCGTGTCGAGACGACGCCGATGCAGACGATCAGTAACGTGCCGAAGATGATGACGTTCCATGTCGGGCTAGTCCCGCTCGCCCGTAACGGCTTCAATGAGGCTAAGAGTTACCTGAAGGGTCTGGAGTACGCGGCTGCTGGCATCCCGTTCATTGCTACCCCGACAGAGGAATACAGGGTCCTAGCGGCTGCGGGAGTCGGGAGGCTGGCGTCGTCCCCGGATGAGTGGATTGACCACGCTACGGCGCTCCTAGACCCGTCTACGCGCATCGCAGAGGCCGAACGGAACCGGGCCATCGTCAAGGAGCAGTTCGATATCTCGGGAATGGGGCAGGTATGGGCTACCGCGATCACTTCCTGAATCACGCAGGCTGCATAGCCGCGCAGAACGAAGCGACCCTGCACGCGTTCGACCGCACTATCCCGCCGCGACCAATCGCCATGTTACTCATCGGTATCGGTAACGGTGGCGTTGTAGAGATCTGGCGCAACACACTCACCGAAGGATCGACCGTTACGGCACTCGACAGTAACCCGGATGCCGTCGCGGTCCCCGGCCTAGGCGTTATCGGATGCGATACGACAAACCGTGACGAGGTTCGGGAGACGCTGAAGGGCCAATGGTACGACGCAGTCATTGACAGCACCGGCACGATGCAGCCTTATGCGTGGCCTTTCCTCCGACCAGGCGGAGTTCTCATTTATGAATCCTACAATCCTGAAATGATAATGATGCTGGCTCGCGATCTCGCGTTAGGTGATGATTCGTGGCTGCCTATCGAAGAGGTCATGCGCATCGACATCTACCAGTCCTGCGCCGTTATCGAGAAGCGGAACCCTCGCGTCGTCCCATACCTGAACGTACTGACGGGTAACTTCGCTGAGGTCGTGCCGGAATCGGAACTGATCGCGGCTGGCTGCAAGCGCGTCATACCCGCGTAAACTAGAGCCATGGCGAACTACTGGCGTAAGCGTGCCTATCAGGAATCTGCGACGGATGCTGATGGGTTGGCGAAGCGTGGCCTCGTCTTCCTTATGTCGGAGTTCTTCAACATCGCCGGCAACGGCTCCGTGTATTTCGCTCTCGACACTAACGGTAAGGAAGTTGAGTTTCAGTTCTACGACATATCTACAGACCAGGCCGAGGTTCAGGCTACGTTGATTGAGGCTCCCGCCAGCGTTACACAGTTCAATTACATTACGCCGAGGAATCTGAACCGGAACTTCCCCGACAACGCGACCGCTTCTCTGTCGGCTGCGAGTGCGGTCTCTGGCGGCACCGCGATCGCGACAGAACTGATCGGTAACACATCGAAGGCTGGTGGTGATGTGTCGTCGCGGAAGGTGCACACCCTGAAGAATGGCACCGTGTATGTGATGCAGTTCGTGAACGTTATCAACCAGGCTGGTATCTGCCACATGAACCTGGGATGGTCGGAGGCGGACCCGCAGCCTTACCGCCTCGTCGATCCGGTCGACCCTACCGGCTAGTAATCTTGGACTCGTTCCAAGGGCAGTAGGTCAGGATAGCGGCGGCGATGATCGCGGCTGCCTCCTCCTGCGTGAAGCCGGAGTCGATGGCGACGCTCATGATCGTGATGACATCGTAGCCTTGATCGAGCGTTGAGCAGACAGTCTTCCCTACCTCGATACTGGTCTCGTCAGTAGCGTAGATCCCCTTCGAGCGAAGGAACTCCAGGTAGGTCTGGTCGTCCCCGCGCGGCGGCTCCGCTCGCGTCGGCTCTGGGCGCGGCTCTGGGGCTTCCTGCGTGACCGTGACGGTCGTTTCCGGGGCGGCGGCAGGAACGGCACACCCCGCCAGGAATAACGCGGCACAGGCCGCGACAGCGATTCTCTTCATTGTTCCCCCATTCATTAGATAGCCAGCCACTCGGGATGAGCCAGCGTCCACTTGATCGTTCTCTCCAAAGACTCTTCCAGCGACAGCGGGGCCGACCACCCAGCGGCGGCAATCTTCGACCCATCCAGCGCGTAACGCAGATCGTGTCCCGGGCGCGACGAGTGAAAGTCCACCAGTTCGTAACGCAGAGGCTTACCGATGTAGGCGGCGATCAACTCCGCCATCTCTAGGTTGCTCATCTCCCGTTCCCCCACGACATGCCACTTCGCGGGAGCACGCCGCTCCGCATACGTCGGCGCATCCTCACCCAACGCGAACAGCAACGCGTCCGCTTGATTCCGCGCGTGCAGGTAGAACCGGGAACCAACATGACCCGTAGCCGAAGCATGAATCGGGACAGTCTCCCCAGCGAGAATCCGCTTCATCACCATCGGCACAAACTTCTCAGGGTCCTGCGACTCCCCAATAATGTTCATCGTGTTCGTGATAATCACCGGCACCCCATAGGTACGCCAGTACGAGTAAGCGATCGACTCCTGAGCAGCCTTACTAGCCGAATAAGGATTCGACGGGTAATACTGATCGACCCATTCCCGGTGAGCAGTACCCGCAGGAGCAGGCCCATACACCTCATCCGTCGAAACATGCAGGAACCGCTCAACCGGGTAAGACCGCGCATAGTCCAGCATGTTCGTCACAAGAGCAACGTTATTCTGGATGAACGCGGCAGGCTCCGCGATACTCCGATCCACGTGCGACTCAGATGCCACATTCAGGACGTAGTCGATACCGCCTATCTCCGATGCCAGGACAGGGGACACAGGAGCGGTCAAGTCGTGAGTGATAACACGCGTCCGCGTGTAGG